CTGTGATAGATAGGTGGAGCAGTTCCATCCGACCGTGCCGCTGCTCTTGGTGCGCTTATAGTTTTTCCCACAGTGCGGGCAGTATATTTTTCCTGTAAACTCGCTGTATTTGGACGGTGGTCGGTTCTTTGCGGCTTCACTCAGTTTCCCTAAAACCGTCTGTGCTGCGCTAAAAGTGTCCTTGTCGATGATGGCGGGATGTGTTTCTTCGGCATAGAACATCGGCAGCTCACCAGTGTTGCGACACCTTTTCTTTTCCAGATGATTGTTGCGGTAATGTTTTTGAAGCATGGCATTTCCTGTGTATTTTTCGTTGCTGACGATCTCACGTATACGCTGTGTGCACCATTTCCCACCGAATGCACGAGGAATATTTCGCTTGTTTAAATCTCTGCTGATAACGCCCAAGGTATCTCCGTCAATGACACGGTCGAATATTTCACGAACAATCGGTGCTGTGTCGGCGTCAATCTCTATATCGTTTTTAGTAATGCGGTATCCAAACAGAAACCGCCAATTGAGAAGCTCTCCATTTTCAAAGCCCTTTCTGACACGCCATTTCTGATTTTCGCTTGCCGACAGGCTTTCTTCCTGTGCGTAAGAGGCTAGGATGGTAAGCATTAACTCGCCTTCGGTACTGATTGTATGAATGTTTTGCTCTTCGAAAAAAATGTCCACCCCCATTACTTTCAGCTCACGGACAGTTTCCAGCAAGGTCACGGTGTTTCGAGCGAAGCGAGAGATGGACTTGGTCAGTATCATATTCACCTTTCCGGCACGGCAGTCGGCAAGAAGCCGTTGGAAATCATCCCTGTTGTCCTTCGTGCCGGTCAGCTCTTCGTCAGAATAGACACCCCTATACAACCACCCCTCATGACCCTGTATCAATTTGTTGTAGTAGCTGACCTGGGAGGACAGAGAGTGGAGCATCGCATCCTTTCCAGTCGACACACGGGCATAGGCGGCAACCTTTTTAGGCTGTTTCAGCCTTGGCTTTTGCGGCAGTATTCTTATTGTTTTCGGCATTTTACCATCTCCTTGTAGTGTGATATATTACCGTTAATCACCTTATATAGCAAGTCAATTTCGCGATATATACTGCCTAATTTAAGACCATATTTCTCGGCTAATTTTTTCTCTATTAATACAATATCGTCTTTGCCGATAATATCATTTTCAAGCATAATTCTTGCCTGCACCATAGCGGAATGGTAAGATTGTATTTTTGTAAAATCAGCCATTACCGCCACCAACCTTATATCGAGCGGTGATATAACAACGGTGTGAGCAGTATTTCCGTTCGCTCTGTCTGCGCATTAGAATCTCTTGCCCGCAACAGGCACAGTTTGCTTTGTATAGCATTTCGACTTTCGGATGCTCGTTCCACCACTTGGTGCGACAGGCATCGGAACAGAACCGCCTATTGCCACGCTTGCTCTTATCTATGGGCTTTCCGCATTCTGCACAGCACGCAGTTTCTTCTTTACAGCCGGTCATTTTTTGCCTGCGACAATATGACTTTACTGTATTTTCGGAAACACCAATAATCTTTGCAATATTTACATAACTGCATCCGTCAATACGCATTTTATCAATCAGACTCTTTTGATTATCAGTCATAATCATACCTCCACCCTGAGGGAGGCTTATTGCCGCCCTCACCTCATACTGGACAGGCAGAGCGAAAAATCCGTAGTAAACAGAAAAAAATCAATGAGGAAATTTCTCATTGACCTGCTCTTTTTATCTCATTACCGCTTCTTTAATTGTCTGAATCTTTTTCACTAGCATCTTTCTTTGAAAGTTGCTTAAATATCTGGTTAGTGCCGGTGGCTGTAAGACCGCTTGCTCCGCCTATGATTATCGCCATTAATACATTGTCTGCTGGTATTACTGTAGGTGCTAACCCTCGCGTACCCGCATTTGCGTACTTTCTTTTTAATCATTGTGTGTCCTCCGTGTTTTCCTTTTATTCGCCTGTCGCGAACGTCATTATTGGGTTTGAAAATGTTCAAAAAAATATCCTGTCCCAATGCCGCGCTTGGCAAGGGGACAGGATAAGGAATTCTCGTCCGAAGTCAAGGGTTTTCTGCTAATGTTCTAAGAACAATTATCAAACCGTTCTCGGCACTTCTTTTCGGCGCGTTCGTAAACCTCACGGCTTATGACCTTTGCCTTGTAAAGTTTGAGTAACACCGCGCTTGCATATAAAAACTCAATGCTATTGCTTTGCTCATTCATCGTTTTAGTCCTCCTTATCTGTATTATTCTTTTTTAAAAGTTGCTTAAAGACCTGATTGGTGCCCGTTGCCGCTAAGCCCGAAGCTCCGCCGACAAGAAGTGCAGTCAGCGCGTTATCCGCTACTACGACCCCAGGAACGCCGTAAAACGCAGCTATACCTATGCAAGCACCTAAAATTACGGCGAATACGGGTATAAGACGAATGTAGTTTTCCTTTCCGTTTACTGTGTATTTGTATAGCTCCATTGCCCCGTAAACCACTGCCGTTATGACGGGTACGCTTGCCATGTTCAAAAGCTGCTCCATTAAATCTCCTCCAATTATTCATTAGATATTAAAAAGTCATAGACTTCTTTGTCTACTCTGTAATAATCCGCAAGCGCTTTATGGCATTCGCCGTTCGGTTTGCCGCTCACTATCGCTGTTGCACTTGCCGCCGCTAAGTCGCCTACCGACTTTACGCTCTTAAAAAGCAGTTTGTCTTTCTCGTGTCTGCGAGCTTCAATTTGCTCGTCCTTTCTATCTCTTTTGTCAAAATACCGCTTCAAAAAATAAAGCGCGGTGCCGCTGACCACGCTCCCCAAAACAGAAATTATGATTGCAAATGCTTGCATAGTACCTCCCCTCCTTAACAATAAGCAAGTCTAATCGCGAGAAGCAGACGGCGGATTATAATTGCGCCCAGTCGCTGTAGAGCAAATCTGTACAGCTCTTATTTTGCTCGTCAAGATAACTTATGTAGTCCCACCAAGTCTTCGCCGTAACTTCTGACCTTGGCCGGCACCCGAAAATGTCCGTCAGGCATTTGACGCAGGCGAAGTCGAATATCTTATAGATCCCGTCCTCCCCTTTGCCTATCTGCAACCGGTTGTTTAGCCGGATGGCGTTTAATCCGTCAATATTTTCCTTTGACAAATCCAATTCAATCAATAGCTGCGCCTCTATTTCATCGTCCGTCACTTGATATTTAAAGATGCGCGTATCGGTCAGTTTTTCCTGTATCAGAATATCGTTTTCGTAGCCGACCACCGCGGCGACATACTTTTTAAGCTCTTTTGGCAAAGCGTTGTAATTGTTGCGCTCGGCGCGGTTGCAGGCCACGCCGTATAAGCTGATAGGTATTTTTGCTACAGTGTTGTTGCCTAAATCCACCACTGCGCGGCTGCCGCCGCAACCTAAAAATGCGTATGATTTTAAAATATTCATGTTTTACCTCCTTTGAATAGCCACGGCTTATATTCCCGTTCGCCTTGCCAATTCTTTTCATGTTCGACATAGCAATGCAAAACATGTTCCCGCGTTGACGCGTAGTAGGCCACATCGCCAGCTCCTGTCTCCGTCGGCTGCTCGGATAGCCGCAACCTGCGGAAATAATTATCGGGAATTTGCGCGAATTCCCCTTTCGCGTGAAGCACCCTGTTATCTTTGACATACCGCATTTCACTGATAGGATATATGTTTGTCAATCTGCATCCGCAAAGAACACCCTCTGCGAAATTGTTTAGCCTTTCCGCTGTGGCGAAGTTGTAGTATTTAACCTCCTTATAGATTTTCGTGCAGCTCACAAGTTCGATTGTGCTCCCGTCCTCTTTATATGTACGTTCGCCCTTTCGGAAGTCCTGCGGATACAGGAACTTACCCTGCTCGACGTTGAATATCCTGTGGGACTTGCCTTTTGCTCCGACCAGTCCTATAGTTGTTCCATCCTCAAGCAGTATTTTCCAATAACAAGGCGCGACCGCTTCCTTTGCTATCCAAAAGACGCTCCCTATATCCTTGCAGCCGCTGTCAAAGTTCCAGACAAGCACCTCGTCGTCGTAAGTCAATTCTTCAACTGGTTTTGTGTTTCCGTCCGCAAGCGTGATTGATGTGCCTTCTATAAAACAGTGTTGGTAATTCCATGTAAACGTAATGTCGGCGACATATCCCCCGTCCGCGGTTTTAATGTAGACTGTAACGGGTTCGTTTTCGCCCTGGTTGCTTCCATTGGTCGTATTAGACAACAACCCCGTCTCGGACACGGACAGCATCGTATAGTCTGTTGAAAGCTGCGCAGTGCCCGGCGTATTAAAGTAGAAAGTTATGTTCTTATTTGTCGCGTTCGCGGGCAGTACCTGCCATTGCAGTTGGAACTGCATGTTTTCGGTGATAGATGACAGCGCGTTTGTAAACTCTACGCCCGTAACGGGTATGAACGCCGGCAAAACTTCAATCCACGCCCCGTTTTTACGCCCGTACGCCTTATTGTCGACGGGCGCGTCGGATAGCCCCTCGACGGGCGCGTATAACCTCCCTGTCGCCGCGTCTATTTTTACCTCCCCGCTCTCAGTTGTCCTTTCGGCGGCCTTGATCCCGCCGAGCGCAGAGGCCGAAGCCGCCGGCAATGTGTAAAGTTCGGGAATGACTGGCTTGTTTTTGATGTAGTCCTTAAATTCCCCGTTTGCTTGGTTCCAGTCGGATTGTATCTGCCCAGCGGGAATCGCGGGTTTATTTGACAAGTCGCCGTAATCACCGCTGAAACTGCTCGTTCCCGAGCCTATGTTTGCACGCGCCTGCGCCTTTTGCGAGCTCGTAAGTGTCTGTTCGGAGTATTTTACTATGTTGGATGGGTTGACTTGCGCGCCTTGCTCTATCCCCGCAAGCTTCGCATCCTTTGCGGTAGTGTATGCCGCGGTAGTATTGTCCAGTATAGACTTATTGCTGTGCAAATGAGCGTCCTGCACTGCGCCGTCGTAGCTCTCTTTGAGTTCGTCGGTCAGGTCGTTTTCGGACAACCCTTTACCCGCGGCCTTGTCAACCTTGCCGCTTAATGCCGCTTGCATAGCCGTACTGACCGGCTTATCTACGTCCGCTGTATTGTCCGTATTCCCCAGCCCTACGTCGCCTTTTGTGAGAGCAACCTCACCCGTCTTGCCTGCGACGCTTGCTACTACATTGACCTGCGCACCGGAGGCTATCCCTGCAAGCTTTGTTTTCTGCGCCGTGGTGTAGTCCTCTGTGGAAAGCCCCTTGTCTGACACCTTGTCGACCTTATTGCTCAGTACGGCTGTCATCAGTCCTTTATAAGCAGTCAACTCCGCCGCTGCGGTGTCCGCTGCGTTCTTAGCCTCGGCCGCGCTTTGCTCCGACGTACCCGCCGTTATAATGGCTTGGCACGCCGCAGTCTCGGCAGCGTTCGCTGTGTTTTCAGCCTGCGTTGCTACAGTTAGTGCCTCGCCAGATTGTATGAGCGCGGACGATGCTTTTCCGTCCGCCAATTCCGCTAAGGAATGCGCGGCGTTTGCCTTGCCCGACGCGCTGTCAGCCGTAGTCACAGCACCGCCTGCTTCGCTCGCAGCATTACCCGCCGAGCTGATTGCTTGGTCGGCTTTTGCGTCCGCCTGCGTTGCCGCCGCGATCGCTTCCTCGGCTTTTTCGTATGCATCGCCGATTAAACTCTTTGCCTCCTCAGCTATGTATTTGCCGTCCTGCGCTATTGCTTCCGCGCTGCCTGCCACTTCCCATGCTTCCTGTGAGCGGTTGAGTGCGGTCGTCGCTTTCGCGTCAATGCCCGTAGCAATATTAACTGCCATTTCCGCGTTGGTTATCGCCGTACCCACCAGTCCTTGAGCGACGCTCGCGGTCTGCAGTGCTTGATCGGCTTTCCCTTTCGCCTGCACGGAATCCGTTACCGCGTCGGTAGCAATCACCACAGCTTCCTCCGCCCGCTCTGCCGCGTAGTCGGCTCGGCTCTTAGCATAGTCCGAAACGCCCCGCGCAGCGTCCGCTTTCATTATCGCCATATCTGCCGAGCTGACCGCTTGGCTCGCTTTTACGTCGGACGTCTGCGCCGTTACCTTAGCATGTTCCGAAACCGTAATAGCTTGATCGACGCTTG